AAAAAAATGTTGAATATAGATTTACTAAAGTATTAACAAAATACAGTAATGAATACAACAATAATACATTTATTATTATGTTATGTAATAAATTAAATTGTTCAAAAAAAATGTTATATTTAAATTTATTGAGACATAATATTGAATTATCTGCTAGTGAAGAGAAAAGGGCTTGTGCTTATTTTCAAATTAAATAGTTTTTGTCTCAAATAATTTAAACAAAATAGTTTTGTAAATTATTTTTTAGAATAATACTATTGATTTGATTTATATTATTATTTAATCTTTCAATTTCTTTGCGTAAGCTTAATGTCTCATTTGTTACATTTTGTAAAGCCTCTATAATTTCTCCTGTTTGTAAAACTCTACTTGTTCCATCAGGATTTTGTATTGAAACCTGAGGTGGTCCTTGAGACATAGTTTGTCTTTCCTTATCCTTTTTAGCAATTTCTGCTAATACTTCTGGTTTATTTAAAACACTTCCTTCTTGATAATTCTCTAATAATTTAGGAATTTCTTGTATATAAAAGGATAAAAGAGTTTTATTTTTAATAAATGTTGTAGGTGTTAATGCAGAATCGTGGCATTGTTTATTTTCAGGATTAATTAATCTTCTTTTATCAAACGTATTTTGTTCGTGAGAAATAACCAAAATTGTTTTTAAAGGATCCAATTGAACAAAAGGAATTGTATAATTTTTCAAAAAGTGCTTCTCTTCTGCTAATAGTGCATCATCTTCATAACTTGTTTGTTTAAGTAAAGCTCTTTTGAAAGCAAATGTTCCTGCAGTAGAATGATTCGGCCCATAAGGACCAAACCGATACATCTTATTTAGTGTATTAAACCATATATATATTTCACTCGAACCGGCACATAATGCGTCGCAACCTGTTAATCTTTCTACCGAATGTGATACTCTCTCTGTAGGATAATAATCATCATCGTCCATATAAACAATAATATCATTATCATTTTTAAAGGTGCATTGTTCGTGCATAAAATTTCTTTTCCTACCTAAAGGCATTTTTTCTACCGAAACATATTTTACAAATGGAATATCTTTTACTAAATCACCTATTTTGTCTGTTCCATCGTCTACAATAATCCATTCTATCTTATCTTTTGGATAATTTTGAGCTAATACAGTTTCAATAAGACCCTTAAAAAAAGGCCGCCTATTAAACGTAGGAGTGCAAATACTTACTCTAGGTAAAAATTTTACTTTTTTTACCTTTTTTACCATTTATTCATATTATAATGTATTTTTTATACTCTTATACTCTTATTATATTTATTCCATATACATTTTATAGGCTTTATAACAAACCGCCATAGAAGCAAACACCATATAAATAAATGCCGATGTACTCCCTAGAACACTCTTAACAATAGAATAAATAGAAATAAATATTATAAACAAAAACACAAATCCATCATATCTGCTTATTACTGGATCAGTAGGGCTTTTTGTCATTATAATGTTATTCATTATTTCCATAATTTTAATAGAACTAACTAATATTGGCACGAAAAAAAATATAAGACACGACGATATAAGAGACATAATTTTTGTTTGTTTTTGTTTTGCTTCGTAATGTTTTTGTTTTTCCTTTGCTATTGCCTTTGCTTCAGGTGTTGTTGCATTCCTTACAGCAAGTTCCTTACTTTTTCCCTTTGCAACTTCTTTTATATGAGTCTTTCTTTGTTTATGTTCAACCTTTTGGAGAGGGGATTTTGCTTTCATAGCCTTTTGATGTTGTTTTTTTTGTTTCTTAGTTTTTGGCATTATAATTACTATAATATAATTATAAAATAATAATTATAATAATTATAATATTTACAATATTTACAACATTTACAATAATTATAATATTACTATAGATATAAATATAAAAATTCTATAAAAGATTTAATCGTTTTTGAACACAAATATATTGTAAACCCAGATAATATATTTACTTCCCAAGAAAAATTTTTAGTTAAGGATTTAATTATAACAAACAAAAACCCAAATAATGCAGGTATTAAAAGGAATGATAATATTAAAAGAAATATAGAAAAAAATGTTATAAAAATATTTTTGGGTAAATCTGTAAAAAATGAGTTTATGTCATAATTATTGTTTTGTCTAGTTGTTTCAAACATAGGCCCCACATAATATTCTTTTATATTTGATACTAAACTTATAAAAATAAAAATAAAAACCAATCTTATAGATAAAATATTTAGAACCATTTTTGCTAATGAATGAATTATATTTAACCATTTATTTAATATATATTCTGTTTCAAACAATAAGTAATAAATCCAAAACCAAAATATACTTATACTCCCCCCATTTAAAAACCCAATATTAGTTGCATAATCAATAAGAGATGTAGAAAACCAACTTTTAATTGGTTCTACATGATCAGAATTTATAGTTTTACAGAAGGATGTAGGATTTTTAGTAATATTGTTTAAGTCGCAACTATACTCTTTATTAACGTAATAATTGTCTTTTAAATCAATAGGATAAAGTTTTGTTGAATCATCATTTACAAATTTAAATAAATACACTACAAACAATATAATAATACTAATACTTAGTAAACCAAAGAATATTTTATACATTAACTTACCATAACTGTCAAAAGAAGACTCTAGTGAATGACTTTGGCTTTTTTCCATTATTTAATATATAATATTATTTTATAATGAAAATTGCAATAATACTTTTAATTGTTATAATAGGTGCTTGTTTAGCTAATTCAACTCTCGAACCATTTATAAGCAGAGGTGATGATTATTACCCACAACAATATATGTCTAATGAGTGCCCTTGTTTATCTTGCATAAACCAACCCTGCATGTCCCCCTATAAAACGTAAAATATTATATCTTTCTTCTATAAAATATAAATCATATGTATGTGTATATAAATTTTCTTTGTTTGAAACTCCGATTGCCATTCCTTCTGCGTCGAGTAATATCCTAGAAATAGAAGAAGGATCGAAAGGAGGAGTTAAAGTAGTAATGTCTAATTCAACCGTTTTAAAACGACTTAAATTAATCGCACCAGAAGGTTGTAATTCTTGGGCACTTGTGTTTAATGTATAATTATATGTATATAATCCATCATTCGAATCTCCATTAGACATTTTGTATTTTGTGACATAGTTATATATTCCTGAATCTAAATCAGTTTCTCTATATTGACCATCAAATACGATGGCGAGTCGTAATAAAATGTCCTTTATGTTATCATTATTTAAAGGAGGAGTAATATATATGTTTGTATTTGTTCTGTTTCCTGCAGCATCTTTGTAATTATAAGCTGGTCCCAAAACAGTTGGAGTAAATGTTAAAGAATTAAAACTTAGAGAACTTATTATAGGAGGTCTAATTACATCATAAGGTAATACATTATTATATGGCCAGTTAGAATAATTAGACCATTCATTTCTTAGATAAGCATCACTACGCCTAAAATAAAACATCCAATTAGATACTAATGCGTTTGAATCTAATTTAATACGATTGCTTCCTGTTGTATTTAAATATTCATCCTCTTTAATATCCTTTATTAAATATTTTTGTTCATTTAATGCAAAAACTTTTGCTTCATCTCCTGTTAAAAAACAATAAGTTGCTAATAGATTAACATCTGCGTCCCATATGGTTGGCTGAGACACATATGTATTTTGATTTAGGGTAACATCTGTAGGAGGGCAAAGAAATCTATACATTGCGTGTTGCTCTATTGAAAAGTTAGGTTGTATTTTATTTATTTGATTAAAAAGGGAACCTTCTAATGTAACGTCATTAATAACAAATAATTCTCTGATAGATCTAAGTGTTATATCTATTTGTATTTCACTATATTGTAATGCTACAAGAGGTAATGCGACCTTGGTAGAATGACCAAACCAAAAAGGTAAAGGAACATAAATTTTTCTACCTCTTAAGGAAGGATCGGGGCCAATATTTAAAGGTGTAAAATAAGCACTAGGATATTTATTATATCGATTAAACGCAATAGAAGGATTATTCAATTCGTGCACATTTCCTGTCATTTTATTAAAATGTTTTTTTTTTGATTCAGAGTAATCTCTTTCCATAATATTTTTAATATATTCTCCACTAAATTGTTGAATCTTTTGTCCACCAATACTAATAGTTACATCTTTGATAATGTTTGTTCCTATATCCTCAATCCAATGAAACTCATATGGTTTCCATACGTCTCCTATGTATAAAGGTGGCATAATAGGACTCCATATGTCGGGTAAATTAAAGATTAAATATGTATCTAATAATAATTCTGCATTTCTAGGAACTTTAAATGTAAATTGTGAATCTTCATTCAGTTTTAATGTTCTTTGACCATTAAAGTCAATACGAATATTTTGTAGTCCAAAATTGGTATATTTGGCATATACATATTTAAAAAAAGTTTTACTAGGATTTCCGTTTAATATAATATTTTGATTTCCATAAGAAATTATATTTAATAATCCTCCTGGCATTTAATTTATATCAATACTTTTTTTCTATATTAATAAATATATATTTAATATAATGGACATCCCTACTCCAAAAGAGATTC